TACCTGGCAATCAATCTATAAATTTCCCAAAAGATACTTCGATGACATTGACTGTGTTATCGGTGATGAAGCACATCTATTTAAGTCAAAGAGTCTGACAGGCATCATGACCAAGTTACACAACGCTAAGTATCGCTTTGGGTTCACAGGTACATTAGATGGTAGCAAGACTCACAAGTGGGTGTTAGAAGGTCTCTTCGGGGCGTGTGAGAAAGTCACCAAGACAGACGACCTAATCAAGAAAGGATACCTTTCTAATTTTAGAATTAAAATTCTAATCTGTAAACATGAGTATCAATATTTTGAAGACTATCATTCTGAAATGGAGTACCTTGTTACATGTAAAAAAAGAAACAACCTCATCAAAAATCTAGTTAGTGATATTGATGGTAATACTCTAGTTCTTTTTAACTATGTGGAAAAGCATGGGGAACCATTGTATGAAATGATAAATAATACAGTAGAAGAAAACCGAAAGGTCTTTTTCGTTCACGGTTCAGTTGATGTAGATGACCGTGAGGAAGTCAGGAGAATTGCAGAACAAGAACACAACGCTGTAATTATTGCTTCATATGGTACGTTTAGTACAGGTATTAATATTAAACGATTACACAACATTATCTTTGCCTCACCTAGTAAATCACGTGTTCGTAACCTCCAATCAATTGGACGTGTACTGAGAAAGGGTGATGATAAAGACATTGCTACGCTTTATGATATCGCTGATGATATCTCATCCAATACAAGATCTAACTATACATTAAGACATCTCGCAGAGAGAGTTAAGATCTATCAGGAAGAAAACTTTAAATATGAAAAAATTAAAATTAATTTGCGCTAATGGAAGAAGAATTTTACTCAACAATAAAGTTAAAGTCAGGTGAAGAAATTATCGCTAAGGTTTGTTACCTTAGAGAAGAAGATTCTTTACTGATCGAGAAACCTTTACTAGTTGAAAGTCACATCTCTAAAAAATATGGTAAGAAAGTTGATGGGTTCATTTTAAAAGAATGGATGAAAGCAACATATGAAGATATCTTTATTATTCGTATGGAGCAGATCATCACACTTACTGAAGTAGATGAACGTATTAAAGATTTTTATGTTAGTAACACTGAGTCTGGTGACTATCTAGGATCAGATGACATCTCAGTCAAACCAAGGAAACTCAAGAACAACGGATACGTTGGTTCAGTAGAAGATATGAAGAAGTCTCTAGAGTCTTTATTTAAAAGAAGCTAATAGATACTATAACCTTTGAACCCTTACAGAGTTATTGTACTGGGTTTCTGAGGTTTTGTCAAGCCTTGACAAACAGAGTCGTATAGTGTATACTAATCAAAGGACATACAATCAATATGACAAGAACCAAAAATAAAGAATACTATGTAAACAACAAAGAGTTTCTTGCTGCGATTGTAGATTATCGTCAGAAAGTTTTTATTGCCAAAGAAAAAGGTACTGCTAAACCTAGAGTACCAAATTATATTGGCGAATGTTTTCTGAAGATCGCTACACACTTGTCATATAAACCAAATTTTGTCAACTACATGTTCCGTGAGGACATGATCTGTGATGGTATTGAAAACTGTCTGCAGTATATTGATAATTTTGATCCAGAAAAAAGTTCCAATCCATTTGCTTACTTCACTCAGATCATTTACTATGCTTTCCTGAGACGCATCCAGAAAGAGAAGAAGCAACTAGAAATCAAAGGTAAGATTCTAGAAAGATCTGGTCACCAAGAAGTCATGTATACAGAAAAATATGATGGTGACATGGCAGGAATGAATATGTCTTACTCAGACATGGGTAGTATCAAAGAAAACATTGAGACAAGAATGAACCGATGAAAGAACCAATTACAGTCGAAGACTACAAACTAGTCTCGGATGAATTCTTTGCCAAGTATAATTACGTGGTAGATCGTTTGGGTCCAGCACCTAAGGCAGAAGATGTATTGAAAGTTATGGAAGCACTATCAGGTTCCGTAATGAAAGAACGAGCAACCAACAAAGTGGGACCTTTTGGATTTTATAAAAATGGAAAAGAAAAAGACAACGCTAGCGACTAGTCTAGGATCTAATTTTACTATCGAAAAAAATATTCCTGAAGATGTAGTTTGGATCGACGATGCTTTCTATGTCAAGAAAACTATGTTCGGTCTCTATACCAGTGTATTGAAAGAACCTCTTGGTGCTAACTTTCTTACTGGAGCTACCGAGGAAGGAATCATTACCATGACTAGATGGCATCTCAAGTGTTTGCAAGACGGTACGCTTGATGATTACACCTTCGTTACCTCTGCTGCTATGGGTGTTAAACTGTGACGGTTGCTTTAATTACTGATCAACATCTAGATGGACGTAAAGGATCACTAGCATTCTGGGAATACTTTCAAAAATTTTATGATGATGTATTCTTTCCCACGCTAGAAAAGAAAAAAATTAAAGAAATTATTGATCTAGGCGATACATTTGATAATCGCAAATCAATTGATTACAATACTTGGGGTAGAGTTAAGTCAAATTACTTTGATCGTCTACAAGACATGGGCATTAAGGTGCATATGATTCTTGGTAATCATTGTGTATACTACAAGAATACCAATAAGATTAACTCACCTGAACTTTTGTTGAATGAGTATGATAATATACAAATCTATTCTGAGATTGATACTGTTACTATTGAGGGTACGCCAGTATGTTTTGTCCCTTGGATCAATAGAGAAAACCAAACAGAAACTTTATCCCACCTACAAAATACAAATGCCAAGATCGTCATGGGACATCTTGAACTCACAGGGTTTGAAGTAACCCCTGGAATGAAAATGGATCATGGTATGGATCCTCAAATTTTTAAAAAGTTTAAGCAAGTATTTTCAGGACACTTTCATCACAAATCAACTAAGGGTAATATCACATACCTAGGTAACCCCTACCAGATGTTCTGGAATGATTATAAAGATGTTCGTGGGTTTCATCTATACGAACCTAGTTCAAACAAATGTCGTATGGTTAAAAATCCATATGAAATATTTGATAAGATATTTTATAACGACATCAAAAACGATTACACTAAATTTGACACCAGTCAATACTCAAACAAATATATCAAATTAGTTGTCGAAGAAAAAACAGATTACCATATGTTTGATACGGTAATTGATCGCCTACAAGATTCTGGTATTCATGATTTAAAAATTGTGGAAACATTAATTGAAGATGATCTTTCTGAAATTGATGACAACTTAGAAGTCAAAGATACTATGACTTTGCTTGCGGAATATATTGATGAGGTGGAAATGACCGTAAACAAATCAGACTTGAAGAACCTTATGAAATCTCTATATATTGAAAGCTGCGAAGTTTCCTAATGTATATTCTGACACTTCAGGTAGATTCGACAGGAGTATTCTCATTGCTTGATGAAGCAGGTGAGCAAATCATTCCTGTCTTCGAGCAAGAAGATGACGCAAGAAGATATTTCTATATGCTCGCAGATCAAACTGAATCTGATGTTCCTCTCAACATTGTGGAGATAGAAAAAAATATATTTGTTGATGCATGCACTGACAGAGAGCAAAAGTATGCTATAATAACCCCAGACGACCTGCTCATACCGCCAGATAATGTAGTTCTATGATCATCTTTAAAAAGATTCGATGGAAGAATTTCCTCTCTACGGGGAACAATTTCACCGAAGTTGATATTGCCTCTAACAAGACAAATTTAATTGTAGGTGAAAATGGAGCAGGAAAGTCTACTATCTTGGATGCCCTAACATTTTCTTTGTTTGGAAAACCATTCCGAAAGATTAATAAACCGATGCTAGTCAATAGCATTAACGAAAAAGATTGTTTAACTGAGATTGAATTTAGTATCGGTAGAAATAATTTTAAAGTAGTGCGAGGTATCAAACCAAACATCTTTGAAATCTATTGCAATGATCAAGTATGGAATCAAGAGAGCACAGTAGTAGATCAACAAAAAAACCTTGAGCAGAACGTGCTTAAGATGAACTATAAATCATTCACTCAAATTGTTGTATTAGGTTCATCAACGTTCGTTCCATTCATGCGTTTACCTGTTGTTCAACGCCGTGAAATTATTGAAGATATTTTGGATATCCAAATCTTCTCTACAATGAATGTCCTACTAAAGGATAAAATTCGTGAGAACAATAATGAACTTAGAGAATTTGATTACCAATTAGACATTCTAAAAGAAAAGATTGAGATCCAAAAGTCTTATCTTCTTGACCTTGATAATAAAAACAAGGCAGACATTGTAAAGAAACAAGAAAAGATTCAAGATCTTTTGGAAGATGAAAATAAAAGTCATCTTTCAATTGAACAGTTTAATCTTTTAAATGAAGAACTTAACAAAGATATAGAAAAGTTTTCAAAATCTTCAGGAAAACTTAAACAACTTAACACTTATCTTATTAAGTTGAGTTCTAAATTAAGTACATGTAAAAAAGAACATAAATTTTTTGAAGACAATCATGTATGTCCTACATGTACTCAAGAACTTTCTGAGCAATTTCGTGAAGATAAGATCTCATCTGGAAAGAATAAACTAGATGAGTTGACTCTAGGATATAATGAAATCCTTGCTGCTATTGGTGAGGAGGAAGTTCGTTTCAATAAATGGAATGAATCTTCTACACAAATTACCAATAACAATAATAAGATCTCTCAATTTAATTTTTCAATTAATCAAATTCACAAATCAATTAGTGAAGTTGAGCGAGAGATCAAAGAACTAGAGTCTGGTGGCGGGGACAAGAAAGAAGCATACTCTAAGTTGCAGTCGCAGGTAAATGAGAAGAAAGAACTTTCATCTAACTTATCTGAATCTAAAAAAGATAAAGACACACTTAGTGTTGCTTCTCAACTCCTAAAAGATAATGGCATCAAGAGTAGAATCATTAAAAAGTATTTGCCTGTAATGAATAAACTGATTAATCAGTATCTTCAAGGCATGGACTTTTATGTAAACTTTACTCTCGATGAAAACTTTGAGG